CACGATAGGACTTGATGGCTGCACGAATAGCAGGGATGGCTGCGATACCGATTCCTGCGATGATGAGCTCTGTCATTACTTTCCTCCTAGCATCGGGATATTAAAGAACGAGCTGTCTGTATCGCCAGCCTTAGTAAATGAGATATGGATGTGATGGTTATGCTTATTAGCCCCATCATAAGGACGCCAAGCCCAACCCTTCTTAGAGGATGCGATGCGACCTTGGAAAATGAGATATGAGATTCTCTTCTCGCCACGCTTTGCTGCGAGTCGAAGCTGATCTGCAAGGTCAGGCATGAGGTCTGGCTTTGGTGTTCCAGATAAATCCCTGTCGATATCAATGGCTCGGACGATTCCCTGTTCATCAGGATTGTGATCAGAAGGGCGCGCTTGATGACGTGTATCGCCAATCCAGCCGTCGGAACGCCTGTCTCGGTCAGGGTAACTATCATCGAACTGCTCCCTTAGCTGTTGACCAGCTTTGCATAGAACTGGCTTCATGAGAGTAGGAGCTCTGCCTCTGCCTCTGTGATGCCTAGACGTGCAAGTAGGCCAGCCTTCTGCTCAGCCTTAAGAGCTGCGTCTGTTTTAGCCTCATCTAATGCAGCGGCAGCGGCAACGTGCGCCTCATATTCTGCGTCTGTCATTTCGCGGTCTACGATTGTGTCATTTTCTACGTCATGGATACGAATCATTGGCTTAGTCATTATTTAACTCCATAGATCTTAACGGTTCCTGCGGTGAGGCTTTGGTTTGAGATGAATTGCAGACTTGAGATTGCGCTTGTAGTCACATAGTTAGTCTGGACGAGCTCAGATGTTCTATATGCAGAATCGTTAAGGAAGGCGCTTACTGTCAGGATGTTCTTTGAGACAGTTGAGTTAGGATTGCCGATAGTGATCATTGCTGAGTTGTTGGTGTCGCTTGACTCTGTACCGTTGACCCCTGGAATTGTGTAAATCAAAGAACCTACGACTGTTGATGTTCGACCTTCGTCAAGCGCATATCCGATATCGGCAGACCATGAGTTACGATAGTTTGAGGCGGTTGAATCGCTATTTACTCCCATAGTGAATGCATAGTCAGAGGCGCAGTTAACTCCTGTTACATAAATCTTTAGCTCGTTATATCCGCTAGGGCTAACGCTGATTGAAGTAGAAGTGCCTGAGAGCGTGGTAGTTGATAGGAGGGTCATACCGCCAGAAGCACCACCAATAGCTGCCCATGTTGAGCCTGAATAGTATTCTGTCGAATCTGTGCTCTTGAGGTATGAGATCATTCCCTCCTGAGGCGAGGCGATGGCAGAGGTACGCGCTGAGGCGTCTGCAAAGACCATTACCACCTGTGATGCTAGGTAAGAGTTAGCCGCTGACGTGGTGAGGATGTCACCTGTCGCGAACTCGATATATCCTGCTCCTGCTGCCATTGTCTATCTCCTAGTAAGTCATTGCACTAACGCCAATTATACCGCGTTCTGTGCTTCCTATTACGAATCCATCGGTTATGGGCTCGAGTGTTGTAACGGTTACTTGCATCTTATTGGGAGTGATATCCCAGCTCAAGCCCTGCACCTGTAGAGTCTTGACGATAGTCGAGCCATCTGGCTGGACGTTGGTGATTTTGCAGTTATCGAAATACTCAAGGCCAATCATGGTATTGGTTGGTACTGCCACGTCGAGCAGGTCAACCGTCATGGCGTCGATGCGGATGGTGGTCTCTGCTCTTGTAGCTACATAGGTGCGAGCGATGTTGAGTGCATTGGCATCTGTGTCGATAACGAGATCAGGTTGGTTGTAAGAGTGAGGGAAATAGCGGATGGCCGAGGCTGTGTTCTCAGCGAACTGCATTGTGCCACCTACGCGGGTGATAGAAGCTTGGTTGATGATGAGCTTGTCATCAAAGGCATAGACCAGATTCTTATAGGGAATGCCAGTAGTCTGATTGAACTCGATAGGAGTAGCGGCGATGGATGAGATGACGTCGCTTCTATCCTTGAATACCGCTGTGCCTGAGCCGTTGATGAAGAAAGCGCCTTGCTCGGAAAACTCCACATTCTTCATGGCGTTTAGGGCTGTGCGGTTTGTAGCGGGGTCAGCTTGGCAATTAGAGTCACCCGTAGCCAAGGTGCGCATATTGGTTGGGAAGCTAATCTGGTCAAGAATCTTGCCTATGCGTGTGCCTGTCGACTGTCCTGCGCCTGAGTCTGCAATAGTGTCCACGTTGGCAAGCTGGAATAGACGGAAAGCATCTGCGCAATAGATATCGACATAACCGACTTCTTGCCCTACAGGATATGTATAGCGATACTCTGTTGTATAGCCTGAAAATAGGAAGTGCTGATCTGTGCCAGTAGTTGCAGCGACACGAAGCTTACGAAGTGGCACTAGGTAGCCATAGTAAGGCGATGAAGTGTTCTGAGGGTTAAAGTAGGAGTTAGGGTCGATTACTCGGATGACCGCTGTGCCAGCGATGTAGGTATCTTGCTGAACGCTACGACCTCGGTTAATGGTGATTTGGCGAACGTCCGGAGTTAGGTCAACGACAGGAATTGGAACGGCTGACGAACCTAATGTGCCAGTACCTAATACGCCATACTTTGCATCGCCGATTGTGAAGGGAACTCCGAAGGTCGCTCCACTTGAAAAGTCGAAAGATACGGATATCTGAGCAGGTAGCGCCATTACTGGTAAAACCCGCCTGTGATGCGGTTTACATAAACCTGATTACCATTAAGAGACGCATCCTGTAGAACCTGAGCAAGTTGCTTGCCGTCCACATTGAGATCAATCTGAATAGTTTGGTTCCCTTGTGTCTCTACGCCAAAGCGGTTGAAGCCTGTTACTTCATTGCCAGAAGCGATAGCCGCTACGTTTGTGGTTGGCACAGGAAGCGAGCCACCGATTACGGGAGGCAGCGTTCTAGTAGGGGCGCCAGTCTCGCTCTTGCCAGCATTAAGGGCTGCGATGCGCATAGCTTGAAGCTCTATATCATCTAGGAATCCCTTCCAGCCTACGAAAGGATTCTTGGCATCTGGCAGGGTAGATAGGTACTTGGCAAGGTTGCCAGTAGCATCGATAGAGTTAGCAATTTCAGCTGTGAGCTTTTTAGCTTCTGTTTCGTTCTCGGTAAGCAAAGCCAACTGTAGCTGTATACGCTTTCTTTCTTCCTCAGAAATGTTTCCCTTAAGCGCTGCGATGCGCTGAATCATTTCCATATCGAAAATGCTTTGCTGCTTCTTTGTCAGGCTTTCCTTTTTGATGGCAGCTGTGTTTTCCTTGCCTTTCCCTCCCCGATGCGGTCGGAGATAGTCCAAGACAGTCCATTTTCGACCAGACCAGTCCAGAATTAACCCGATGGCAGCTGAAAGAAAAACGCCGCGTAGGGGGTCAACGAAGCCACGCCTTGCCAGTATCCCGCTTAAGGGTGAGTCAAAGCTCGATGACGTAAAGCAGCTCTGTGAGATTATCCAGATGCCACTATTGCCATGGCAGGAGCATGTCCTCAAGGATATGTTGACGGTAGACAAGGAAGGTAGCTGGATTCGTAAGACTAACCTGCTACTGATTGCCCGTCAGAACGGCAAGACTCACCTAGCCCGTATGCTCATATTGGCACACCTCATTAAGTGGCCTTCTAAGAACATCCTTATCATGTCCTCGAACCGATCTATGGCGCTGGACACATTCCGACAAGTAGCTTACCTATTGGAGAGCAATGACCACCTCAAAGGCTTCGTTAAACAGATCAGATATGCAAACGGAACTGAGTCGATTGAGATGCTCGATGGAACACGCCTCGACGTGGTTGCAGCGACTAGAGACGGCTCTCGAGGAAGGACAGCAGACTTCCTGTACATCGACGAGTTGCGAGAGGTCAATGAGGAGGGTTATCGAGCTGCGATACCGACTACTAGAGCTCGACCAAACTCTCAGACGCTGCTCACATCTAATGCAGGTGACGCATTCTCTATCGTACTCAATGGTATGCGAGAGCGAGCACTAGAGAACCCTCCTAAGTCTTTGGGTTCTATGAATACTCAGCACCACAATATTGCAAGGTTACAGACCGCTCAGGATGGGCTCAGGCTAACCATGCGCTTGTTTAACAGATC